CTGGTTTCCCGCCGGCTCACATCGGATGACAAAAACAATTTGTTCGTAGGGGCCGTTCGCGCGGCTGAGATCCCCATGGGTGAGTGCGAGATCGTGGTGAGGGCGGCATGAGCCAGCCGTGGATGAAATTCTATCCTTCCGACTGGCGGGCTGACCCGGCGCTGCGCACGTGTTCGCTCGCCGCCCGCGGCCTATGGATCGAGATGCTCGCGCTCATGCACGAAGCGCAGCCGTATGGGCATCTGCTCATCAACAGCAACAAGGTAACGCCGGAGCAATTGGCAGTTCTTGTCGGAGCACCGGCTAAACAGGTCCGCGAGATGCTTTTGATGCTGGCCAAGGCTGGTGTCTATTCGATCGATGAAAAGACAGGGGACATCATCAGCCGCCGAATGCTGCGGGATAAGGCCAAAGCCGAGCGGGATAAAGCCAACGGTAAGGGCGGCGGCAACCCAAGGCTTAAGCAGGGGGTTAACCCACAAGATAACCGGGTGGATAAAGCCCAAATACCAGAAGCCAGAAGCCAGAAGCCAGAAAGTAATTCCGAGCTTCGCTCGGGCGCTGACGCGCCACGCGACTTCCGGGCCGAATTGTTTTCCGAAGGCTTGAAGAAACTCGCAGCAATCACGGGCAAGACGCCCGATAGCAGCCGATCTCTGGTCGGCAAGTGGCTGAAATCTGTCAACGACGAGGCAATTCACGTGCTTGGCGCCATCGAGGACGCCGAGCGAAACCGCGTGGCCGATCCGGTTGCGTGGATCAATCGCGCGCTCCAACCGAGGATGAATCAGAATGCAAACGGCAGGCGAAGCGTACAAGACGCGGCAGCAGACCTCCACGCACGAGTCGCAGCCTTCGACGAACCCCCGCCAGGTGGCCTACGCGACGGAACGGGCAAGGCTGATGTTCGGCTGCTACCGGCGCGGTGACGCCAACGAACCGGACGTGTACGTGGCCGCGATAGCCTCTGTGCTCTCACGCTACGAAATGGACGTGATCCACGAGGTTACGGACCCATTCAGCGGGCTCCCTGGTCGGAAAAAAGAAAATGGATTTTCCGGGTTGCCGGATGTCGCGGATGTCAAAGAGGCCTGCGAGTTATCAGCAAGTCGCAAGGCGCGGATAAGCGAGCTGGGCGCCGCGCGCTTCAAGCCGAACCTTCGCATTGCGCGAGACCCATATCCAGGCCAGCGGGCAAATCTCCTGGTTCGCCGGGAGTCACCGCAATACGCGCGCATGGTCGAGAAATCAAAAACCAAGGAGGCGTCGGCCTTGGATTGGAAGATGGACGATGCGGGAATTTGGGTTCGTTACGACTGGCTACCGACGATGAAACAGGCGGGACCAAACTAAAATGCCTACTGTCAAGGTCATCCGCGTTGGGCGGAAGCGTAAACAGAACATTCGCCGTCATCCAGGTGGCCAGCCTGTTGATGAAAAGATCAACGTGGCTGCGATCTGCATTGTTCACCCCGAGCGCCAAGGGCTTCCGCCGGCGAAGCGTCACGACGAGCGCGCGGGTACGTTTCTTGGCCGGCTGATGCTGCAGGGATTGCTGTCAGAGGAACAGGTTGAAGGGATTCGGCTTTTTGCGCAGGCAGCCCGCAGGCTTCAGCAGGCCGTCGGTGCGCCAAAGCCAAACGCGCAGGCGATGAACTTGTTGGGCTCGTCGGGCGGCTTTTTGATTTTGAGCCCGGAGGAAATTGAAACGAGGCGCAAGGATTACGACGATGCGTTTTGTGCCCTGAACAGTCACGATCACAAGGACGAGGAAGGCTACACTGTGCCCGGTCACAAGGCGCTGCGGGCAGTTTCTCGCGTCGGCATCTATGGCGAGGGCATTCCGGATGGCTGCACGTTTCGCCACCTATCCACAGGAGCTACCGTGCTTGTCCACCACTACGGTTTGACAACCCGGAAAAATTTCCGCTACAACAATGCAACATGAAGTGATTTGCCCGCCCGAAATTCATTGTACTCATCGCTCAAAAATCCTGAAACCTTTCACTGGGTCTAGGGACCAAGCCCCGGTTGCGGTCTGAACACCGCTCCGGGGCGCTACGTTTGATCGCCTCATAAACTGTTGTGCGACCGCAGCGCGAAGCCGAACAGGCTTCGCTAATCTTGAGCGCTATTGCATGACCGATAACGTGATTAAATTCTTCGGCGAAACTTGCGACGAGATTGACCCGGACAAGATTCTGGATGGCGCGTTGCAAACCAAGCTTTCAGTCGCAATCGTTATCGGGTTGACGGAAGACGACCAAACCTATTTCGCCTCATCGACTGGCGACATTGGCGAAAATCTATTTTTGGTTGAGTTGTTCAAGCAATCGCTAATGACCTATGCAACGGATTCCTGATGCCCAGCAAATCTCCAGCTCAGGCCAGATTGATGGCTGCTGCCGCTCATACCAAGGGCGGCTACGGTGGCGTTCCACAATCAGTAGGCAAGGAATTTAACAAGGCCGATAAGCGCGAAGGATTGCTATCTGGTCTTAAGCGTAAGACAACCCGAAAACGCTAAATGTCTAAAACTCCAACGCAAATTAAATCTTTGGCACGCTCTCACACTGAGACGGCCATCAATGTCCTTGTCGGCATTATGAACAAGGAAAGCGCTCCCGAGTCATCGCGAGTGACGGCAGCAGAGGCGTTGTTGTCGCGCGGGTGGGGTAAGCCATCGCAGGCGATTGATGGCGATGGTGACGGCGGACCAATCGAACTCAAGGTCACATGGCAGAACAGCGGATCGTAATTCCGTACACGCCTCGACCTCAATTTCTGGCCTACCACGAACGAACGGAACGCTTTTCTAAAATTGTGGCCCATCGCCGCTTCGGTAAGACGGTGGGCTGCATCAACGACAAAATCCGGGCCGCTCTAAGCAATACGAGGCAGTATCCGCCGCCGCGATATAGCTACGTTGCCCCGACCTATGCTCAAGCCAAGGACATCGCCTGGGGCTACCTGAAGCACTACAGCGCGCCGATCCCGGGCATCAAGATCAGCGAAAGCGAGCTTTGGGTTGAATACCCGAACGGGGCGCGTGTCAGGCTCTATGGCGCCGATAACTATGACCGAATGCGTGGTCTCTACAACGATGGCGTGACCGTCGATGAGCCGTCGCAGATGGATCCTAGGGCGTGGCCCGAGGTTATACGCCCGACGCTAAGTGATTATAACGGATGGGGTACATGGATCGGCACGCCGCAGGGCCGTGACTGGTTTTACAAGATTGATCGAGACGAGAAGGGCGAATTGCTCCCGGATTTCTTTCGGTTGACGCTCAAGGCTAGCGAAACGGGCATCATCAAGCCGGAAGAACTAGCAAGCCTTCGCGACGGTCTTTCCGAAGAACAATACGCTCAAGAATTTGAATGCAGCTTTGATGCAGCCGTCGTCGGTGCTTACTACGGCAAGCTGATGACGCAGGCTGAGGCCGACAAGCGCATTACGGGCGTTCCGTATGAGCCTACAGCGCAAGTCTGGACCGCCTGGGACTTAGGTATCAGGGACGCGACGGCAATCTGGTTTGCGCAGGTTGTTGGGCGTGAGATTCGGATTATCGATTATTACGAGGGTTCTGGCGTCGATCTTGGACATTACGCCAGAGAGTTGCTGAACAAGCCTTATATTTACGCCGGTCACATTGTCCCGCACGACGCACAAGCTAAAGAACTTGGGACTGGAAAGAGCCGGTTAGAGGTTCTGGAATCGCTAGGGCTGAAGAACCTTAACGTTGCGCCGATGCACCGTGTTGAAGACGGCATTAACGCGGTTCGCGTGATGCTTCCGAAGTGCTGGTTCGATGGCAAATGCGCCCGAGGTATTGAGGCGCTGAAGCTCTACAGAGCCGAGTTTAACGATAAGTTGCGGGCATTAAAGCCGCGCCCGGTCCACGATTGGACGAGCCATGCGGCGGATGCCTTTCGCTATCTGGCGATGACATTGGACGGCGTTGCAGTTCAGGCCGGATTTAACCGCCAGCTGGAATATCCACGGCTAGGAATTGCTTAATTGGCTGACAAAATTTCAACCGACGAATTGAAGGCAATGCTTGCGTCTCAGAAATCTGATGCGCTTGCCTCGATGTCGGCGGCTTACCTGATGGAAGACCGAGCCAAGGCGCAGGATTACTACCTTGGGCGCATGGATCAGGACATGCCTGCCCCTGAAGGGCGCTCGCAGGCTGTATCAACGGACGTGGCCGATAGCGTGGAAGGCTTGATGCCGGCCCTGATGGATATTTTTGCAGGTTCGGATGAAGTGGTCCGCTTTGAGCCGGTAGGCCCGGAGGACGAGGAAGCCGCGGAGCAAGAGACGGATTACGTCAATCACGTCTTCATGCAGCAGAACGACGGCTTCATGACGCTTTATAATTTCATCAAGGACTCGCTGATTTCCAAAACCGGCATCGTCAAGATCTGGTGGGATGAGCGGGAGCTTGAAGAGCGCGAAACCTATTACGGATTGACGGACGAGCAGTTCGCCATGCTGGCGCTGGCTGTTCAGCAGTCGAATGGCGCAATGAAGGTGGTTGAGCATACCGCAAGGGATGCCAATCACGAGGCCAATGAGACCCCGGCGCAAGAGCAGAAAGAGGACGCCTATTGATGGCCTCCCTTGCTCCGTTGCCTGCGCCTCAGTTGCATGACGTTACCGTAGTCTCTACCCGCAAGCTGGCCCAAGCCAAGGTCATGGGCGTGCCGCCGGAAGAGTTCGGTATCGAGCGCGCTGCGCGTAACATCCGCGATTGCAATTACTGCTTTCACGAGGTTGTAACCAAGACCGAAGCGCAGTTGATCGACGAAGGGTACGACGAAGACCAAATCAAGGCCCTGACGGATTACACGGGCCTGAATGAAATTGAGACGATTGAGCGCGATACTGTTGCCGAGCACCTGACGAACAACGGCAGCGGGCTTAATTCAGCCGCTCGCATCGTCAAGGTGACTGAGCATTACATCCGTATGGATTATGAGGGCAACGGTCGCCCTTGTCTGTACCAGGTTGTGACCGGAGGCGAGCAGGGCGAGGTTCTGCGCAAGGACGGCAAGGACTGTGTAACGCCGTTCGACGCCATTCCGTTTGCTGCGACGTGTCCGATTCCGCAACCGCATCGTTTCTTCGGTCGTTCGATTGCCGACATTGTTATGCCGTTGCAGCGCGAGAAAACGGCGCTCAAGCGCGGCATTCTCGACAACATTTACCTGCATAACAACGCCCGGACTGTTGTTGCCGAAACTGGGGCATCGAATAACACCCTCGATGACCTGCTTTCTTCGCGCATTGGCGGCATTGTGCGGGCAAAGACGACGGATGCGATTGTCCCGCTGCAGGTTCAGGATGTGACCACATCGATCTATCCGGTCTTGCAATACATCGACGCGGAACTTGCAACCCGCACGGGTGTCAGCAAGCAATCGCAGGGCATCGACGCCAACGCCTTGCAGAACCAGTCGGCAACGGCTGTTGCGCAGGTGTTTTCGGCCTCGCAGATGCGCACCAAGCTCATTGCGCGTGTGATCGCGGAGGGTGTGAAAGACATCTTCTCGCTGCTTCATGCGACGATCCGCAAGCACGGCCAGCAGGCTCAGACGGTTCGGTTGCGCAATCAATGGGTCAATATCGACCCGCGTCAGTGGCGTACCCGTAACGACATGACCATCCATGTCGGGCTGGGCAACGGCGGCAAGGCGCAGCAGTTTGCGCAGCTCATGGCGATTGCGAACTTTCAAAAAGAACTGATCCTCGGCAAAAGGACCAATCTTGTTGACGATAAGAAAATTTACAATCTGGGTGAGGAAATCATAAAGCTGACGGGGCACAAGAACCCCGACCGCTTTATAAACGATCCGAACGCAAAGAAACCGGACGGGTCGCCTAAATATCCAGCCCCGCAGCCTGCGCCTGACCCAAAGCTGCAAATCGAGCAGATAAAGCAGCAGGGCAAGCAGCAAGAGGTTCAGATCAAGGCGCAAGCTGACCAGCAAAAGGCTCAGCTCGGTGCCTATCATGAGCAGATTCAGGCCATGGCGGATATTGAGGTTGCCAAGTTCAAGGCTCAGGTCGATCAGCAGTTGGCGTTGCTGGATGCGAACCTGAAAGCACAGCTTGCGGCGCAGCAGCATCAGCACGCGGCGCAACAGCATCATGCCGACTTGGCAAGCAAGGCGCTGGACATGGTTGCTACGGCTCACGCGCACGACACGAAAATGGAAGTGATGCGCGAGCAAACAAAGAATAAACCTAAGAATGACTGATATTGCTGCGGCTTACCGGAAGATAGCCGCAGAGCTTCTAAAAGACCCGGATAACGCCGAACAATTGGCGAGCCAATACACGATCCTGAGTAGCGGGCCTCGTAATCCGGCTCAGTTGGCAATCGCGCGGCGGTGTGCCGCGGTTGCTCCGAACGAGTTCATCGCGGTTTTCAATTACGCTTCGGCGCTCTCGCGTAACGGAGAGAATGCCATCGGTACTTTTCGGCGCGCTTTGGAGATTGCGCCACCAGATCAGCGCGGCACGACGCTGCATCATATCGGTCTAGCCTATCACGATCAGGGCGAATATGAGACCGCGCTGAGCTACTACGAAATGGCCCGCAAGATCGCGGACAGTCGGTTACTGGGCCAGTCGATTGCGATTGCCAAGCTTGCCTGCGGTCGATTGCAGGAAGGTTTGTACGAGTTCGAGGTCAAGCATCACCTGAAGCCTAGAAAGGCCATCAGCGATAGCGGCATTCCGTGGTGGAATGGCGAAGACTTGACCGGCAAAACCGTCATCCTGACCCATGAACAGGGGTTCGGAGACACGCTGCAATTCATTCGCTTTGCGCCCCGTCTCAAGGAATGGTGCAAGACGCTGATATTCTCGGGCAGCGAGCCTATCGCGCCGCTGATTGCCGAGCAGTTCGATTGTTTTGATGACGTGATTAACGAGGTCGGCCCGTTCAAGGCTGATTTTGTTACTTCGCCCATGGCGGCGGCTGCCTTGATGGGCCTCGAATACGAGGATGTATCTGGTGAGCCTTACATGAAGGTCGAGCCCTTAAAGCTTCCGGCGCGCGGCAAACTGAAAGTCGGTTTGTCGTGGAAAGGATCGCCCGGCTACCAGAACGATGCGCTTCGGTCGGCAAGTCTGAAGGATTTCTGCCCGTTGTTCGATTTGCCGGGCGCTGCGTTCTATTCGTTACAAGTCCGACCGGGGCCGGCTGAGATTTCAGAACTGGGCCTCGACGGTTTTATTGCCGACATGGGCTCGCACTTTACGGACTGGCGCGATACGGCGGCTGCCATTGCGGCCATGGATGTGATTGTCGCGACGGATTCAGCGAATGCTCACATGGCCGGCGCGCTTGGCGTTCCTGTCATGCTGCTACTTGGCAAGAACCCATGCTGGCGCTGGATGCGCGGCGACACAACGCCTTGGTACGACAAGACCAAAATATTCCGTCAGGAGAAGGTTGACGAATGGCCGATGCGGCAGGTTCGGAGCGAATTGCAAAGACTTGTATCAACTGTTCATTCGGCAACTTTGGCCTCTCCGAAAGCTTCGTCGCCTGCAAGCGGTATCCTGCCGAAATACAGAAGCGCACTGATGACTGGTGCGGCGAATGGAAGCTGGCACTGAATGGACGAAGCAAAACTCGGACGTGACGTATCCCGCGCTTCGCAAGCGCAAAGCCTCCTTGAAAACGAATTGTTCAATGAGGCGATTACCACGCTTAAGCGCGAACTCATGGACGCTTGGGAGGCTACTCAGCCGCGCGACGTAGACGGCAGGGAGCGCTGCTGGGCAGCGGTACAACAGGTCGGCAGGCTGAAAAGTTATCTGCAATCCGTCTTGAATGACGGCAAGCTTGCCAATGCCGAACTTAAGGAACTGACCGAACGCCAGAAGCGCTTCGGGATCGTTTAACCAGCACAAGGAAAACTTATGACGACCGAAACCGGCGCCCCCGCGACGGAGCAATCCGCTGCGCCCGCCATTCAGGATGACGGTGTTTCCGAACTTTCACTCGAAGATGCTCGCGCGCTACTTGATGCGCAGATGGCCGAACCGGAGGCCGAAGAAGAGCCGGTAAAGAAAAAGGCTGCAGAGCGCGCGGAAGAACCCGCGACCGCAGAACAGGAATCCTCGCAAGAGGACGGCGACCCGGAAACGGACCCCGCTGAAGAGACGCAGGAAAGCGATCAGGAAGAGAACCTTCCTCCCATCGAGCGTCCGAGGTCTTGGGCAAAGGAACTAGACGAGGAATGGGCTTCCTACCCTCGCGCTGCGCAAGAGAAAATTGCAAAGCGTGAGTCGGAACGAGATTCCGCGCTACGACGAAGCCAGAATGAAGCTGCTGAAGCCCGCAAGGCCATTGAAGCCGAGCGTCAGCAGATGGAACAGGCGCGTAAACAGTACGAGGCACGACTACCTTCGCTAGAGCAGGCGTTGCTGGACGTTCAGTTTAACCAATTTCCCGACATCAAGACGATGGCGGATGTTGAACGGATGGCCCAGGAAGACCCTTTCCGCAAAATTCAATGGGACACGCACCAGCAAAAGCTGCAGGCGCTCGCCTATGAAAAGCGGCAAGCCGACGAACGTCTGGCAAATGAAAAGGCAATTAAACGCAACGAGTACGAGACGGAACAGAACAAAAAACTGGTCGAATACCTTCCCGAAATGGCCGACGCAAAAAAGGCAAACGAATATCGGGATCGTGCCGTCAAGCTACTTACTGACGACTTGGAACTAAGCCGCGATCAGCTCTCACGCTGGATGCAGGACGATACTGGACATGAAATTCTGTCCAACGCCTCCATTCAACGTCTCATTGTTGACGGCTTGAAACTCCGGGACATTCAGAACGCGCCAAAGGCCATCGCTGCCAAGCCGCTTCCGCCCGTTCAAAAGCCTGGTGTCCCGCGTGGAAACGCGAACGATACCAACATACAGAACCTCGAACGAAAACTCGCATCCTCCGGCTCCGAAGCGGATGGCTGGGCTTTGCTGCAAGCAAAAATGGCCCGCTCCGAACGAGGCCGCAGGGCATCATAAGGAACTATTGAAATGGCTTTCCAAGCAAATACCCTCGCCACCTATCAGGCGATTGGCAACCGAGAAGACCTCTCGGATATGATCTACCGCATTGCGCCGACCGTGACCCCGTTTGTTTCGGGTATTGCGCGTGAATCGGCAAATGCAACGAAGCACGAATGGCAGACCCAGGATCTCGCCGCTGCGGCCTCGAACGCCCAGCTCGAAGGTGACGATCCGTCCACCAACGCGACGACCGTTACCGTTCGCCTCTCGAACGTAACGCAGATCAGCTACAAGGTTGCCCGCGTGTCCGGCACTCAGCAGGCCGTTCGCCATGCTGGCCGCTCGAACGAGCTTGCCTATCAGGCCATGTTGAAGGGCCTTGAACTTAAGCGCGACATCGAGTTCAACTGCCTTGCCAACCAGACGCAGGTCGCTGGCGATACCACCACGGCCCGTCAGACGGCTGCGGTTCTGTCGTGGATCAAGACCAACACGGACAAGGCATCTGACGGCACTACGCCATCCACTTCTGGTTCAAACAGCCGCGGCGATGGTACACAGCGCGCGTTCCTGGAATCGCAGCTCAAGAGCGTGTTGCAGCAGTGCTTCACACAGGGCGGCAATCCGGACACGATTATGGCTGGTCCGTTCAATAAGCAGGTCTTCTCGACCTTTACGGGCCGCTCTTCGCCTATCCAGGATGCCAAGAGCAAGAAGATCACGGCGTCGGTTGACGTGTACGAGTCGGATTTCGGCAGCCTGAAGGTTGTTCCGAACCGCTTTCTGCGCCTCGATGGTTCGAGCCGCATCGGTCGCGAAGTTCTCGTTCTTGAAATGGAGAAATGGGCGCTCGCGTTCCTCAATGGCCGCAACACGATACAGATCCCGCTTGCGAAGACCGGCGACAGTGATCGTCGTCAGGTTCTCTCCGAATGGACGCTCGTCTCGCGCAACGAGAAGGCGTCTGGCGGTATCTTCGATCTCACCACGGCTTAATCGCTGTAATCCTTTCAACATCGCTGGGCGGCTTTCGAGCCGCCCTTTTCCTTTTCAGAAAGGTTAGAGCGAAATGGCCTATCCAAATAACCGCGTTTTCAGTGAAGAGCGCGTTAGCACTTCCACGACTTCCATCGGCGGCACTCCGGTTGCCTGTTATGTCGGCGTTCCGTTCCGTGGACGTATTACCAAATGGTCCCTTGTTGCTCAGGGCGCCATTACCACTGCGGACGCGGCAATTGCCGTTGCCGTCAATGGTACGGCCAACAGCGCCATGGCAGGCACTCTGCCGGTTGCGAGCGCAGCGGCGGGACAAATCCTGACTGTGGTTCCGACCTCGCCTGTCTATGTCAACGAAGACGACGTTGTGAAGTTCACGCCATCGGGTGCTTCTGGCGCGTCCATTGGCGGGCTGTTTACGATCTACGTTCAGGAGCAGTAATCGTGCAGATCAACAATCCATCGGCTACGTTTACACGCCCGGCGGATACGACTGCCTATGCTTCCGGCGATCTTGTGGCTAATTCCACAACCGCCGGAAGCGTAACGCCGATGTCGTTTCAGCTCGGCAACTCCTTCGGTCCCGGCTGCTTCCGTCTGACCCGCGCCCGCATTTCCAAAAGCGGGACGTCAACAACTAACGCCAACTTCCGCCTGCATCTTTATGCGTCGTCGCCCGTTCCGGCGAATGGCGACAATGGCGCGTGGTCTACTACTAAAGCAGCCGACTGGCTCGGCAATATTGATGTGACTTCGATGCTTGCGTTTACGGATGGATGCTGCGGCACTGGTTCGGCTGCTGCTGGCTCCGAATTGTATATTCGTCTGACTGCCGGGTCGATTGTATATGGTCTGCTTGAAGCCAAGGCGGCATATACGCCGGGCAACGCCGAAGTATTTACGGTCACGCTTGAGGAAGTGGACGCATTTTAATGTCCGATCTCGGCGTCAAGGTCCACCTGGATAGCAATGGCAATGATCTTGCCGTCGAGCATTTTCAGGATGTCGAAGCCATTATTCATAACAACAAAGAGCTGCAGAAAGAACGGCAGACGAGTGATGGATTTCGCCACAAGGCCAGCATCCCTGAAGTGATTTTGGTCAAATGGCTGGATGAGGAATACGCACGCGGAAATTCCACGATCAGTTGGGGCTCCAAAGAATTTGATGAGCTTATCAGGCGCAAGCTTAACGATTCCGAATGGGCCTATTTGAGGACCGATAACTCTGCCGTTCAGGGCTTTCTAGGGTTCGGCTCATAATGGCTATCACGACCTATTCCGAACTCCAGACAGCAGTCGCCAACTGGATGGATAGGACAGACCTGACCGCACGCATTCCAGAGTTCATCGCGCTTGCCGAGGCAAAATACAATCGCGACCTGAGTTGCATTCAGATGGATAAGCGAGCAACCGCATCCATCAACATCAACTCTACAGAACCGCAATACCTCGCGTTGCCAGACGACTTTAATTTCATGAAGCGTTTGCGTATTACGAGTGTAGCTGGAAGGCCACTGCTCGCTTATCGCACGCCAATCCAGCTTGCAGAATTTGTTGCAGCTCGCGGAGATGCTACCGGCCAGCCTCTTTACTTCACTGTATTCGGGCCAGAGATGGAATTGGCGCCGGTTCCAGACCAGTCATACACGCTTGAGATGACATACAAGCGCGACATCCCCGCGCTTTCCAATACTCAGACGACCAATTGGCTGTTGACGCAGGCGCCCGACGCTTACCTATACGGCGCTCTGCTGGAAGCAGAGCCGTTCATGAAAAACGATTCACGCATTTCAGTTTGGACGGCTGCCAGACAGTTCGTGGTCGATCAGCTCAACGCGCAGAGCCAAGACAAGATGTTCGGAGCCAGCCCCATTCAAATGATGCCGTCAGGCTATACCCCCTAGGAATTTCAAAACATGGCTGCATTCAACAAGTTCAATTCGTACACAAAGGACTTGGCGACCAAAGTCCACAATCTCAATTCTGACACGCTCAAGATCATCCTGACCAATACTGCTCCGTCCTCGTCGAACACTGTTCTTGCCGACATTACGCAGATCGCCAACGGTAACGGCTACACGACGAACGGCACGATTGCGACGTTCACCAGCGGCAACACGTCGTCAGGCACCTACAAACTCATTCTTGCCGACGTGACGTTCACGGCCTCTGGCGGGTCCATTGGTCCATTTCAATACGCGGTTCTCTACAACTCGACGGCGGCGAGTGGAAATCTCATTGGATGGTGGGATTACGGATCTGGTCTGACGGTAACAACCGGGAACTCATTTACGGTCGATCTCGATCAAGTCAACGGCGTTCTGACGATTACCTAACATGGCATCATTTCTCGACGTTTGCCGCTTTACTGCGGTTTCATCCGGCACGGGTGATTTCGTCGTATCCGCCGCCGTTACCGGCTATCAGACTCCGGCATCTGCCGGCGCAACCAATGGCGCAACCTATCGCTATCGGGCTGAAAGTGCCGACCTTTCACAATGGGAGGTTGGTTATGGCGCATATACGACTGGCAGCACGACGCTGGCTCGCACGACTATTCTATTTAGCTCGACGGGGTCAAAGGTTTCTTTTTCTGCGGCACCCCAAGTCGCAATTGTCGCGCTTGCCGAAGACCTAAATACGTTTGTCGTCGGCGTTATCGGAACCGACGTTCAGGCTTATGATTCAGATCTCGCAGCGCTTGCTGTAAACAGCACCAACGGATTATGGGCTCGTACTGGGACGGGAACGGGTTCTGCGCGCACTATTACTGGAACGTCGAACAAGATCAGCGTTACCAACGGCGATGGCGTTTCTGGCAACCCTACGCTCACTGTTGGTAGTGACGTTCTTGACAAGACTGCGACCGCAACTCTCGCCGTTGGCTATAGCGCCACTTCGTACAGCGGCGGTTCACAGACCGGCTCAAGTCCGACATATACGCCAGCCGCAGCCAATGGAAACTTCCAGCATATTACACTTAATGGGTCGTCTTTGACCGGCACGTTCACCGTAGGTGTGCCATCAACGGTTTGCTCGATTTTGCTTGAAATTGTTAACAGCGGAAGCGGATCGGTCGCTGCATCCTTCTCAACTAGCGGATTTACAAAGGTGACTGGCGATACTTGGGCCAGCACAAACGGCAATAAGTACGCAGCTTATATCACAAAAACGAACAGCTATAGCCACTTGCATCTGCAAGCGCTGCAATAAGGACTCGCCATGCAGGTTGACGGTTTCGCGCTCAAATTGCGCGCGGATAATTCCGTTTTGCAGCAGTGGACCACTATTCCAGACCGCGTGGAATTTCCTTCGGGTGATGTTGTTTTTTCCGCATCCCCCGGTTGGCAATCAGAAACATTCGAAATCGTGCCTTATTCGTGGAGCGAGCCAGACCCGCCAGCGGCGCCGTCTCGCATAAACAAGTTCACCGTCCTTTCGCGCCTTGATGCTGATGGCCTTCTGCAAGCCATGGCAGGTGAACTTTGGGGTGCGGTGGAGCGACAGACTATCGCGATTGACGATCCAAGCCTGACATCCATGTTGGATAAAATTGGCGCCAACGCTGCAAAGATTTTGGCGCAATGACTTTTCCAAAACTCATTTTCGTTCCGTCGAAGGCTGCTGGCCCTGTTACATTTGACGCAAAAAATACGTCCGGGACGACGGCGGGTTCAGCGACAACGCTTGATAACGGAAACCTGACTATTGGTTCTGGAGCAAATCGGCTGCTCGTTGCCGTTTTGATAATGAGTAATACGGCGCCGTCCAGCGAAACGATGGTGTGGGATCCATCCGGAGCAAATCAGTCACTTACGCTGATACAAGGCTTTAATGGTGGTAGCGGGCGAATTGAATTTTGGTGTCTTCCGGCCCCAACCTCCGGGAATAAGATTCTCCGCTATACGCAAGGGGGAGCAGCAGGAAATCTGATTCTCTCATGCATAAGCTTTACTGGAGCAAATCAAGTCGGCGGCTCCACTTCTTGTCCGAACGCAACAAGCAATACTGGCACGGGCGTCACATCTAGCGTTACCGTGACGTGTCCGGCCAATGGCGCTGTTGTTGAAGGCACCATAAACCCAAGCTCTGTCACCTCTGTCTCCGGTACCGGACAAGTCGAAATTTATAAAAATAGCGCGCTTTCGGTCGTTGCCGGTGGTTCAAGTTACAATGTAGGCAATGCAAATCCGACTCTAAGCTGGAACATAACAAGTAGTTCATGGATGTCGGCTGGCGTTTCCATTGCCCCCGGATAGGCGAAATTGAATGCTTGGATTTGACGCAATTGGACGGCAGGCGTTGGGTCAAATTACCAGCCTCCGAACATTTACGCTTACTGCGTCTGCGTATGCTTTCGTTTTGTCGGGGCAGGCCGCGCTTTTCCAGACCAATATGGTCAGCATAAAAGCCACTTACACACTAACGGGCATGGATAGCATCCCAGTCATGCTCGGAACCGCAAGCACCGGAACATTTACGGTTGCCGGGAAGGACGCGGTGTTAACGCGAAACACTCTTTGGACCGAGTCTGCGCAGCAGAACGAGGTCTGGACAGAAAAGATTTACGGCTCCTGATGCCACTTGTCCCTTTTCCGGAATATCGACCAGATGTTTCGGATTATCAAAGCGCAACAACTCAATCCATTCTCAACGTTCTTCCGCGCGGCGATGGTTATGGGCCATTTCAATCGTTTTCGGTTTATACCAGCAGCATCGGCGCTACCTGCCGTGGGTTCTTTCGAGGGATCAAGTCTGACGGAACGGCGGCAATTTTTGGCGCCACGGCGACGCGGCTTTATAAGTTCAACGCAACGACGCTCGGATGGGATGACGTAAGCAAGGGAGCTACGACTTATTCGTCCGTTGCATCAACCGATCAGTGGCAGTTCGAGCAGTTCAACAATTACATTATTGCGGTTCAGGCCAATACGGTGCCGCAGTATTTCGACTTGTCATCCTCGACGGCGTTTGACGATCTCGGTGGTTCGCCGCCGAATGCAAAGTACGTTTCGACGGTCGGTCGGTTTCTTGTCCTGTCCGGTCTGGTTGCAAATCCGTTCCGCATTCAGTGGTCCGGCCTCAACGCAATTACGACGTGGACCTCTGGCGTTAATCAGTCGGATTACCAGGATCTGCCAGACGGCGGCATTGTTCGCGGCGTAGCGGGCGGCGAGTTCGGAAACATTTTTCAGGATACGGCAATTCGTCGGATGACCTACGTTCCGGGTTCTCCGGTCATCTTTCAGATCGAGCGGTTGACGCAGGATCGTGGTCTGTATGCCCCTTATTCGCTGGTTCGCGCCGGCGAGCGCATTTTCTTTCTGTCTGCTGGCGGTTTTTACGGGATGATAAATTCCGGGTTTCCAGAGCAGATTGGAAAAGAAAAGGTTGATCGGACGTTCCTTGCGGACCTCGACACAGCCAACCTGCAGCTTGTGATTGGCGCTGCCGATCCGCGGTCATCGCGCGTGTTCTGGGCGTACAAATCGAAGTCTGGCGCTGTCGGACTTTTCGACAAAGTTCTTTGCTACGACTGGGCGCTACAGCGGTTCGCGCCAATTTCGCTCATGGGCGAATACCTTGGCTCTATCTCGCAGCCCGGCATCACGCTTGAAGGTCTGGACGCCATCTCGTCATCAATCGACGCGCTGCCTCAGTCGCTCGATGCCTATACGGGCAGTGTGACGCCGGAGCTGGCGGTCTTCAATGCGTCGCATGTCATGGGATTCTTGCGCGGCGACAACCTCGAAGCCACGCTGCAGACGGCAGAGCAGGGGACGGACGGGCGGCGCATCGCCATTACCAATATCCGCCCGGTGACGGATGCCGCCAGCGTGTACGGGTCGGTTTCGACGCGAGAGAACATCCAGGATAATCCGGTGTGGTCGTCGGAAAGCCTGGTCAACGGGCGCGGCCAGTGCAACGTCCGCGTATCGACGCGATATTCGCGCTATCAGGCGCGCATTCCGTCAGGAACATCCTGGGCCTATATCGCGGGGATTGAGCCACAAGTGGTTGCGGAAGGCTTGCGGTGACGGCACTCGCTCTTAATCCGGAAGAGAAAGAACCGCGCAGGTTTGTTTTAGCAATCAATCAACTTGGGCAAGGCAGGTCCAACGCGGTTGGTAGTGTAACGCTTACTGCCAATGCCGCTTCTACGACAGTCACGGCGCAAAATTGCGGTTCCGGTTCTTCGGTGTTTTTGTTTCCCAAAACCGCAAATGCAGCGGCAGCCTTAGCTACTACATACGTCGGTACGGTCTCAAACGGATCGTTCGTTATCACGCACGCAAACAATTCGCAGTCAGATAAATCATTCTTCTGGGTCGCGCTTGGTTGAGCTGCTTTGCATCGAGCCCGGCAAAGTAGACGAGTTCTGGCCGCACGTTTCGCATTTCATATTCGAGGCGATGGAGCGCGGCGGCGGCGATTACAGCTCGGTAGAAGAAAGCGTGAAGAGCGGCCCTGCGCTTCTCTGGATAGCGTGGGACGGCGACAAGATTCTGTCAGCGGCGGTTACATCGCTGCACAAAATCAACGGCAAAAGAATTTGCACCATCGTTGCCTGTGGCGGCGATGAGTGGACGCGCTTCGGTCATCTGATCGAGGGACTTGAGAAATACGCAAAAGACGAAGGCTGCGCAGCGGTTCGCATTAACGGGCGATCCGGCTGGCAGCGCGTGCTTTCCGGCTACCGGACAAGACAGGTTGTTATCGAAAAGGCACTTTAATGGGCGGCGAAAGCAGTCAGCAAACACAACAGTCTAGCCAAACTAGTCCATGGTCGGCGGCGCAGCCCGCACTGACCGGCATTCTGGATAAGCTCAATCCGCTCATCAATAACAGCGGTTTGTCGAACACGTCGCAGAACGCGCTTTCCCAGCTTGAAAGCAATGCCAGTGGCGGCAATCCCTATGCCACCCAGATCAGCGGCGTTACGTCCAATCTGTTGAACGGCGGCGGCGCGGCGGCGCTTACGCCAGGCGTTAATAACGCTTACTCTACGTTCCAGAGCCAGACCAATCCGCTTGCGTCCAATACCGATTACAATCCGTACAACACGCCAGGCTTTTCCGATGCCATCAAAACGATGACCTCGGACATCACGAACAACGTCAACGGCATGTTTGCCGGCGCGGGCCGAGATCTGAGCGGCGCTAATCAGCAGGCGTTGGCGCGTGGATTGTCGCAGGGCTTGGCGCCGACGATTGCGGCTCAATACAATCAGAACGTCCAGAACCAACAGGGCGCGGCTGGCAATCTCTATAACGCCGGTAACAACACGGCGGGGCTTCTGTCCAACCTTCAGCAGACGGGCCTTGGCAATCAGTTGCAGGGCGTTCAGTCGGTCAGCGATGCGCTCGCGGCGCAGAATTATGCACCATCCACGTTATTGCAGCTTGAGCAGATGAAGCAGCAAATTCCTGCGCAAAATCTCGGCTTGCTTGCTCAGATCGGCATTCCGATTGCGGGCCTTGGTTCGCAGTCCACTGGCACGAACAACACGACGAACAATATGTCTGGCGCGCAGCAGTTCGCCACCATCGCGGGCGGTGTGGGTTCACTCTTTGGTGGGGGCAGGCGCTAAATGGCCGGTCTTCTCGATACGATTTCTTCTCGCTGGCCGGAAGACGGCTCGCGTCAGCCGGGCCTGCTTGATGCGCTGGTCCAGTCCTTTGCTGGTCAGGCCCCATCGCAGGGCTTTGCTGGACCGCAGCTTGCGCAATCGGCAATCCCTCAGAATGCACAGCCTGCCATCGGCCAAATGCCCATGCAGCAGCAGGCGCCGCAACCCAACGCGAACGCAGTATTCGGCAGTGAGGGCGGGAATCTGTTTGACCGGCTGAATGCCGGTTTCCAAGGCTTTGCGAACGCTGGCAGTCCCATGCAGGCGCTCGGCAATCTCATCGGCGGCCTCACGACCGGCCAGCGTAGTGACCCTCAAGGCATGATGCTGGCCCAGCAGCGCGCAACATTCGAATCCCTGCGCGGGAGTGGTGTGCCGCCGAACCTTGCCATGGCAGCGGCACTTAATCCGAAAGTGCTGGAAACGATTGCACCTGCGTATTTTGATACGAAGCCGCAACTCCAGGAAACTGGCGTTGACCCGCTTACTGGTCAGAAGAGCTTCGGCGTTTACCGGCCTAATCAGGGGACGCTGACGCCGATCAATGCTGGCGAAAATTCGTCTGGCATTCCGGGGCAAACTGGCTTTTTGAATAAGGGCGTTGGCGCGGTAGATAGCAACCTGAGCGGCGAAGCTTATCTCAAGCAGTTCTCTCCAGAAGTTCAGTCTGCGGTCAAGAACTACGTCGAGGGTCTGACGATGCCGACCGGCAATGCCCGCCAAGGCTTCACGCAGGCCGTTAAAATGATTGCCGCGAAGTACGGCAACGATATTGGCGTACCGGCGGACGACACGAATTTTGCGCTACGCCGTAAGATGCAAACCGATATTGCGTCGTCATCGAATAATTCAATGGGCGGCATTCTATCAAACGGCAAAAGCTCATTCTCTCATCTTGGAGAGCTTGCCGATAATTTTGCGAAACTTGGCAATTTCAATGGCCCGAACATGCCGGGCGGCGGCATGATCGGTAGTGCTGGAAATTATATCGGCAACTTCATGGGCACGCCGGAAACGAAAGGCAAGATTGCCGCAGTGAACGCGGCGGCTCTTAAGTATGGTCAGGAGTCCACAAAATTCTATGCTGGCACTGGCGGCGGCGAAGCCGAGCGTATGCACGCCCTGAAAGCGATGGACCCGATCTCAACGAACGGAACCGAGCAGGCCGCATTCCTCGAAACGGAAAAGAGCCTGATGCTTGATCGTCTACGCGAGAAAGAACGCCAGATTAAGGACGTAATGGGGCAGGCTTATCTCGATAAGCATCCCGTGTTCACGCCGGAAATCCAGGCCAACATCGACAAGATCGACAAGAACATTGCGATTTTGCGCGGCGACGGCACCAAAACGACTGCTCCTGAAACGAAGCCGTCAAGCCTTCCGAACGGCTGGTCCGTGCAGGTCAAATAATGCCGACTTTTGAATTTACTTCGCCAGAGGGAAAAACCTATTCCGTTAACGGGCCGGAAGGCGCGACTGCGGAACAGGCTTTTCAAATTCTGCAAAGCCAAATCGGCAAGCCGCAGGAATCCACGGGCGTTGCTGCGGACGTGGCGAAGTCTGCCGGTGTTGGTATTGCCAATGGAGCGATTGGCCTTGTTGGAATGCCCGGCGACGTTGGCTCAATGGTTAGTTCAGCCACGGATTATGCGGGCAAGAAATTGGGTATTGCCCCTGAAAGCATCGATAAGTTCAAAAACGTGGCGCGTTCAGTCGCGCGTGTGCTGCCGGTGGTAAACGCTACCCTTGGCCCCGGTTCGCAAGACATTCAGCGCGGCATTGAAAAATATACTGGCGACTTTTACCAGCCTCAGACGGTGCCGGGTGAATATGCAAAGATGGCGGGCGAGTTCCTTCCTGCCTTGATTGGTGGCCCTGAAACCATTGGCACAAAACTGGTTACAAGGGTTGCTGCTCCCGCCGTTGTCAGCGAAACCGCAGGCCAGCTTTCCAAGGGAACCGATGCAGAGCCCTATGCACGTCTGGGCGGCGCTATTGTCGGCGGTGCGGCAGCTACCAAGGGCTTGAATGCGCTGGAAACCGCGCAGCGTGCCAAGCAAGTAACCCCGACGATTGCCGATACTAAAGCGGCAGCCGATGTGCTGTATAAGAACACGACAAGCGCCCATGTGGCGCAGCCAATTGCTCAATCTACGCTGGATTCCTTAGCAAACGACATTACAACTCGACTTAACCGAGAGGGTATTAGGCCGTCGAATGCCAAGGGTATCCATGATGCTTTGGCGGAAATTAAAACGCCTGCAACCGCTGGCGCTCCAGATGTTGCCGATTTAGCCGCTGCTCGGCAGAGCATTAAAAATCTTCTCGGTTCGTCTGACGCGTCTAAGGCTGGCGCATTCATTGCGCTTCCAAAGATCGAAGCCGCGATTGAAGCAGCATCGCCCGGCACGATGAAAACACTCAAGGAGGCCGACAAGAACTGGGCTTCGATGAAGGCCGCTGAAGCGCTCGACAAGCGCATGGCGCGCGCTGACCTCCGGGCGGCTGGTGAGCATTCTGGCGCCAACGTCGGCAACAAGGTTCGCCAGCAGGTAACGAGTTATCTTCTGAGCAACGAAGCACGCTATTTGCCGGATGCGACGAAAAAAGAACTTGAGAAAATCGTTCGCGGCACTGCTTCCCAAAATACGGTGCGCTTTGTCGCCAATCTTCTGGGCGGCGGTGGCGGCTTGGGAATGTTGGCGGGCGGCACTGCTGGCTATGAAGCCGGCGGCATCCCCGGTGCGCTGGCGGGTGCCGTTGCCGGAAAGACGCTCAAGCACATCAACAATCGTTCGGTTGTCAATCAGGCGCAGCGAGTGCAGCAGGGCATTCTGGCGCGTTCTCCGCTTGGTCAGCAGATCGGCTCAATCATGCCGCCGCTAAAACAAGTCAACCCGCTCCAGATCGGCCTTCTGTCCGGTCTTATGTCGATGCACCCAGCGGGCAGTCTCGCTAATTCCAACCGTTAATCCGTAGGCGAGCGCATAGCCGACCATGCCCGGAATAACCGGGTTGGGCGTCAGCTCGTAATGAATGTTGACGGCATATACGCCGAATATCACTGAACCTTGCAGCAAAAACCACATGAGCCTGATCGACTCCATCATTGCCGCAGAAAGCGGCGGTGATCCTTACGCCAAAAATCCAAATTCATCGGCAAGCGGCCCCGGTCAATTCATCGACTCCACTTGGCTATCGACCATCAAGGCCGCGCGTCCTGATCTCGCGAATGGAAAATCCGATAGCGAACTTCTTGCGCTGAAAACCGATCCCGATCTCTCCCGGCAGATGACCGAAGCCTATGCCGCGCAGAATGGCGATAGGCTCACCAAGGCCGGGTTCGATGCCAATCCGGGTAACATTTATCTAGCACATTTCGCCGGTCCTAACGGGGCGATCAATGTCCTTTCGGCTAATCCGAACACCCCGGTAGTCGAGATTCTAGGCGCAAAAGTCGCGGCGGCAAACCCGTTTTTGCGAAACATGACTGCCGGACAACTGGCTGGATGGGCGGCAAATAAGGTGGGTGGCAGCGCAGCCCCCGTACAGACGGCGCAAGCCGCCACGGGTTCCTTGCAGCCGCCCGCACAAGCCCCAGCGCAGCAACCGGGAGCCCCTTTACCGGCGGTACAGCCCGCATCCGGGG